CAGCCAACCTAAATAAACTTCTGCCTTGCGCAAATCCTCGATGCCGTTCTTGTTTCTAAACCTATGCATATACTTGGCGATGTTGCCGCGCAGGTAGCCGATCCATTCCTCGCGGCTCAGGCTGTCCTTGATGTAATCAATGCATTCAATCGTGCCTGATGTGTAGTGATCTGGCTTGGTAACCTTGTTGCTCATACTGTGTATCCATGCTTTCTTAATTCTTCAACGTAATTGTCTAGCTCTTCTCGTGCTGCAAATAGCTCTTGCTCTAGGCGTGGCCGTGGGTCACGGCTGTTGCGCTCGTCGCGCAGGTTTTGCACCTGCTGCTTTAGCCATTTAAGTTGTTGTGCCTGAAATCTTGTTGGCTCCATTGCTCTTCCCTCTGTTTCTGATGACGACTTGTAGATTGTAAAAATGAATAGATGCTGTTTCAACAGCGTCCTTGTCCGAGCGCAGCCTGTCGCGCTGCCAGATTGCGTCGGCTTTATGCAACCGATCACGGGCTTGGTCGAGCAGTTCGTTTAGCTCTGCCACCGATTTGTCTGCGTAATGGTCAATGATGTTTTGGTAGTAGTCCATTGGTTTGCCTCAAGTGATATGCATCTAATCTAATCACTTGCTAGCAAATGTCAATAGAGCTGCTAGCAAAAAATTAACTATTGTAAAATAAAATTGCTAGCTTATATTGCTAGCGAAAGGAGAACCGATAATGAAAGAACAAAAAGAACAGTGGAACCACCGCATCAAGACAGAGATTGCAGATGCCATGCGTTCGCTACAAGAAAATCGCAACAAGATGCACGGCAACGAGCAGTCGTTGCGGGATCTAACAGAAGAAGCAATCATGCTGTTTCTAAATTTCAACGGCATCAAAGTGAAAGATCCCAAATGATTTTCATCGGCATAGACCCAGGCTTTTCAGGTGCCATAGCATTTCTATGGCCCGATGAAATGCAGGTCGAGGTGTTTGATATGCCAGTGCTAAAGAACACTAAGGGCAAGACGGTGCTAAATCTACACGAACTGCATTCAATCTTAACACCCGAAGATGATGACATGCATGTGGCCTACATCGAGCAGGTCGGTGCCATGCGCGGCCAAGGCGTGTCGTCCATGTTTAGGTTCGGTGAAAGCTACGGAGCAACGCAGATGGCAGTGACATCGCACAAGATACCAATGAGGTTAATTACACCAGCAAAATGGAAAGCACACTTTGGTTTGACGAGAGACAAAGGTGTGAGCAGGGGCTTGGCGGTTCAGTGCTTTCCCAATCAGGCCAAGATGTTTAGCCGCGTCAAAGATGATGGACGTGCAGAGGCAGCGTTGATTGCGCTGTATGGATATGAGGTGAACAAATGAACTACGACATTTTAATAGACGGCGAAGGTGATCAGTGGAGAGTTGATCGTTTGATGAGAACATATTTTCACATTAATCATAAAATAAAACACAAGGTCAAAGCACTCTCAGATCATGAAGGTTGTTTAAGCGTTTATCTTACAACAAAAAATCTGGAAATTTGCGCTGAGGTGCAAAGAGCTTGGGGAGAAGAGGGTGAAAACCAAATAGATTTTTATTGCGGCAAAGTAAAATTCTGTGAGGTCGCATGACAAGCGGGTTTGAAAAGCACGGCATCAACCACCTGTCAGCATCGTCTATAAACCTATGGGTCAATGCACCTGACGTGTGGGTTGCGCAGTATCTGTTCGGCAAGCGTGGCCCCATGTCAGCGGCAGCAATGCGTGGCATCTGCACAGAGGATGCAGTCGTTGCAGCCCTGACAGGCAAGCACCGTGCCGCTGCGCTAGACATGGCGCACGAGAAGTTTGACAGCATGTTTCCAATCGGTGACGAAAAGACAACGAAGGAACGTGCAATGATTGAGCCGTGCATGGAGTTGGCACTGGCAGAGCTAGAGCAATATGGCGAACCAGAGTTTCCAGAAGAAGGCCAAGAAAAGATTTCCATAAAGGCTACCGAGAAAAATGCCGACGGAGAGGTAATTTATTCGGTACCTGTAATTGGCTTCTTGGATCTGGTCTTTCCAAAGCAGGGCGTGATCATTGATTTGAAAACGACAGGGCGTATGCCAAACGTCATGTCACCAGAGCATCAGCTACAACGTGCGATCTATCAGATGGCCAAGGGCAACCAGATCGTAAAGTTTCTGTACGTCACGCCAAAGAAAACGGCATTGCTTGAGGACGGCGATCCGACAGAGCTGCTGCGCAAAGCCAAGGTGCAGATCAGTCGGCTTGAAAAGTTCTTACGGGCTGGCACCAAAGAAGACATAGCGCAGGTCATCCCCGTCAATCCGAATAGCTTTTATTGGAATGGGCAGGAGAGTGTAAGGGAGGAGCTTTATGGAATATAATTACGAAGCTTTAACTGCTTGGAAGGAAATGGACTTTGAAACAGAAACATTAAGCTGTTTCGCAATGGACGACATGTTTAATTACTACAAGTCCAAGCATGGTTTGCAGTTTTACTTTCCAAACTACGATGCTGCGCCTTGGCATGTGCAATGCAAAATCGGAGAAACAGTTATTAATTTTTGGCCCCACAAAGAAAAGGCGCACATTGAATACACGCCTGGGCCAGCAGCAGAGGGCATGCCAAAGGTGCGGGACATGGTAAACAAAGCATTAGCATCCTTAGTTGATGACAATTTTGATGTCATCGACGATTGATCCCAGCGCAGGGTTACGCGCACAACAACTACGACAACGAAACAACGTGAAAGGAATACAACAATGTTTCAAATCGATCTAGGAACCACAGGTTCAGACATCAACACTTTCTTGGCATGGTCAGCACGAGGCACACAGGATGGCGCAGTCCGCGCCAAGCAGTTCTATCTGCGTGACGGTGCAGCTAAAGAGGAATACGGCACAGCCCAAACAAGCGGCATGGTGCTAGACCTCGACAGTCTCAAGACAGGTTGGCAGAAGTCGGAAGGCATTTCAGGTGTTGCACCTGAATGGAAGTGGAACCCGTCAGTCAACCAAATGATGCCAAAGCCAGGTGATGAATGGAAGAAAGGCATATCAGTCAAGGTCGCAATCGGTGGCGGCAAGGTGGCAGTCTGGGAACAGGCAGGTGCAGCCATCTGGTCAGCACTGTCAGACCTAGCCAAGCAACTGAAAGAGCAGCCAAGCGCTGGGCAGATGCCACTGGTACGCATGACAGAAGCCAAAGAATTAAAGTTCACAAAAGGTTCGACATGCTATCCAATGTTTGAAGTCGTCAAGTGGGTTGACAAACCAGACTGCCTAAAAGAAGGGGCAGCAGCAGGTATTGCACTTGACGAACCTGCACCCGCTCCCGCACCTGCACCACAGGCAGCAGCAGATGACGTAGAGTTTTAATTAAAAATGCCCCAGCGTATGAGGCGCTGGGGCAGTCCAGACAGGGAGGAAAAATGAAAGTGGAAATGGAAAACAAAATGCAACTTGCTCCCCAACCCAATGTCATTAAACAATTCATAACACAGATTACACAGAATTGGAATGATGTTGGACAGCCGTTGATTGAGATCAGATCAATCAGCCTGACAGGATCAACACACCCTGCACGGTTTGAGTTAGACAAAATAGACGAGGCAGTCAAACACGCAGAGGCCATGAACAAGGCCAAGCAGAATATATACATGTGCATCAACCCTGTTGATCCCATCCGCATAATCCCCGCAGGGAAAGGCGCGACAGATGATGACATTCTTGCAGCATTCTATTGCTTTGCAGACGCAGACACAGAAGGCGCAATGGAAAACATCCTGTCATTCGCAGGGCCAAAGTTTACAATGTCAGTCAAGACAGGCAGCACACCATTCGCACGAGGCCACGCATATTGGCAGCTAGAAGAGCCATGCATGAACCTAAAGGCATGGCGCGACGTGCAGAAGGCAATCGCAGCAAGCCTCAAGACAGACCCAGCAGTCGTCAATCCAAGCCGTATCATGCGCGTGGCAGGTACAGTCTCTTGGCCAAACCAAAAGAAGCAAGCCAAAGGCTACGTTCCAGAGCTTGTCACAATGCGCACAGAGTTCTCAACAGATCGTGATCCGCAGCCAATGGAACGCCTGATGCGAGCCTTTCCAATCACGCAGCCAAGCCAAGCTAGCAGCCTGGATATTGATCTAGGCCAACAAGCAATGGACAGGCAGCTTGCCACGCAGAACGTGCTAGCGGGGGCTGATTGGCATGTGAATATGGTCAGACTTGTTGGATCATACGTCACGAAAGGACTATCAGACGAAGAGATCCACGCCATAACAGACAGCTTCACACTAACAGGATACACAGTTGAAGAAACACGAGCCGAGGTGCAGAAGGCAATCGATGGTGCGCGGAATAAAGGGTGGACACCACCGCCTGATCCCGTGGCAGAGCGTATGCAGCAGCAGAACCAGACGCTAAACGTGTCCGTAGAGCCAACACAGCCGTCCACTGAGGACGGAAAGGATGCTGATTGGCCTACACCCTACGAAATGTTTGATGCGCTCACGCTGCCGCGCAGAGAGTGGGTGTATGGATTTGACTACATCAGGAAGTATATCAGCGTGACAGCATCGGCAGGTGGCATTGGTAAATCCTCATTGATCAATGTGGAAATGATGGCAATCGCAACAGGCAAGCCGTTGCTCGGCGTGGCAGTCAAGCAGCAAGCAAACGTGTGGATCATAAACCTAGAAGATCCGATTGTTGAAATGCAAATGCGGACATTAGCTGTCATGCAGCACTACAACATCAAGCCAGAAGAGATTAAAGGCAAGCTATTCATGGACGGTGAGGACACCATGCAGATCACGCTTGCAGCCGAAAGCAGGGAGGGTCTGATCACAAACGATGCGCTGCTCGACTTCATGATCCGCAAGGTAAAAGAAAATAACATCGGCGTGATCTGCCTAGATCCATTCGTGTCAGCGCATTTAGTAAACGAAAACAACAACGGCAGCATCCAAGCAGTCGTTGCCATGCTGCGCAAATTAGCACGAGACACAAACAGCTCAGTGCAGCTTGTGCATCACATCAGAAAAGGCAATGGGGACGATGCAACGATTGACAGTGTGCGCGGTGCTGGCAGTCTAATTGGGGCAGCCAGAGCAGCCAGAGTAATCAACAGAATAACACCAGACGATGCAATGGCGCTAGGCGTAGACGAACACGAAGCGCTCGGGCTGTTCCGCGTAGACGATGGTAAAGCTAATCTCGCACCACCGTCAGACAAGGCAGTCTACAGACGAATGATCTCAGTCGAGATTGCAAACGGGGAGCACATCGGGGTTGCCACGGAGTTCAAATTACCAGACCTGTTCGACGGCGTGACAACGAAAGACCTGTACGACGTGCAACGCACAGTCGCGGAAGCCGAAAAGAATGACAATGCGTATCGGGCAGATGTCCGAGCAAAGAATTGGATCGGCACAGCAATCGCAGCGCAGCTTGATCTTGACCTAGAAAAGCCGAGCGACAAGGCAAAGGCCAAGCAGATTGCAAAGGTGTGGTTGCAAAACAAAAGCCTCAAGATTGAAGAGATACCAGACAAACGAGCAGGAAGAGATGTGTCATGCGTGGTTGTCGGGGAGTGGGTCAATTGGGACGAGATTTAGTGGTTTCCACAGTTCCACAGTTGGTTTCGAATAACTGTGGAAGAACTGTGGAACTGTGGAAAAGAAAGCCACAAATAGTTCCACCACAGTAGTTGTATATGTATATACAACTGTGGTGGTAACTGTGGATCAGGTGCGGAATGTGGCAAATGAACTGTGGAGGATTTGGGGAATATGAAGAAACCAATACGGCAAAAGAAAGCTGATCGGATATTGCATCAACATGCCTCGGCTGATCAGATTAAATGTGATTA